ATCTTGATTGGTTCGGTTGGATTTGCGGAGTGGGGGCGGTTGGCACATCAGCATCGCCTTGCTTGGGGACGATGATCTCAGCCTTGCCGCGAGGCATTTGGTAAGTGTAAACGAGTAGCTCGATTGCTTCTTCGCGCGGTAGTGCGCCCTCGGCCACGTTGTTGATCAGCTCAAGGATCTGCTTTGCGACCTTATCTCCAGCTTGCTGGATCGTCGGCTTGAGTTTCGGCTCTGGATTCTGAGCGGCGGCGAGATCAGCAAAGAGGCTCGTGCCGTTCTGGAATTCGGGTGACAGCATTTCAACTGGCACTTGATACTTGATCGCTGCTGCATGGAGCTTGCCGATCTCCTTAGCGCGAGCATCCACCAGCTCGTCGTAGTCGTAGCCTTGTGCGGCTGCGAGCTTAGCGGCGCTGGTCAGGTTGTAGCGCAGAAGTGTGATGTCGGCATTCGTTTGGTAACCGAGATCCGCGGTGATGTGTGGGCCGAATGTCCATGAGCCATTGCTCATGTCCGGGGCAGGGGGGAGGTGCCCCAATTGCACGGCCTTGAAGAACACCATATCGCGAAGCGGGTTGAGCACCGCACGGCGTAGAAGGTTCTGCCAATTATTGATCTTGCGTTGAATCTGGTGCGCTTCGAGTCGTGACGACGCTCCGCCAAATCCGCGCATATCGAAGAAGCCGAACGGTAGGTCGACGCCCATTGCAATGTCGCGAATGGTGGCATCGATCAAAGCGATGAATGCCCCAGAAGGGCGGTTCGATGGTGGGAAGGCTTCGACCGATTCACCTGAGCTCAAGCGCAGCAATTTGTTCGCTTGAACCTCTTGGGTTGGTGTGCCTTCGGCTGTGACGCCGTCGAATTCAGCAGCGCCTGGGCCGCCACGGGGGCCGCGAGCATCTTTCTCGTAAACGATACCAGCATAACTGGATGCCCACTTGGCCGCGCCGCGCTCCATCGAGAAAGACTCGTAAAGGTCATTGGCTTGATCGAGCACACGGCAGAACATTGTTACGCCGCGCAACTGATCGGAGGTTTCGAGGCTCATCAATGGGAGCATCTGCTCGGCAGGAATTAGCCCATCCTTGTTGGCCGAATACATTCCGTTCTTGTCGCGATCGAATACCTCATACGCGAGCGGGCGCCCTGCGTCATCGATGTGAACGCCAGAAATCTTGTGGGGATCAATATCGCCGCCCGCTCTGTCGGGGTGTCCGACTCGATCACTCTCAATACACTGAAGTTCGTAGCCGTCTTCAGTGTGGACTGGGTGGATAAAGAAATCGCCATCAACGAGCATCTGAATGAATGCCACTCGAAGGAGTCCCGCGAGGTCGGTGCGGCCTGTCATGTCGGCGCTGTGAGTCGCCCACTTCTTCCAGTATGCCTCGTAGAGCGTATCAAGCTCATCGTCGCCCGTGTTGGATTGATACATGACTTGCGGCACCACGTAGTCAGCGAGCCGATTCACCACGCACGAGATCACCGGCATATTGCGGTATGCCTTGCGAGCATCCCAGATTAGCTTAACGCGATCGCGCTGGCTAGCTGGGCTCTGTGTCGTCGCATTCTGACTGCGACCACCGGATCCCTGGCGGCGTGTGCCGGGGTTCGCTGCACGCCATTGGAATTCGAGCATCGAGTGGCGCGCCTGCATTCGGGTCATGGCCTTCTCAGGGGAGACCACTGTGAGGGCGCGTTCGAAGCGAGTCGGCGCAAGCGCCTGCACCTTTTGTTTGAGTGAAATGCTCATCGGAATTGGGAGAAGTCTGCTACACCGTGACGCGGCGTGTTCTTAGTTGAGCGCTCGCGCTGAATCTGCACGGCGGCGGATAGTCGGGAGCGATCCTCAACGGTAGAGCGAGTATAGCCGCGCTGGCCTTCGCTCTGAGTTACATACGGGTTCGCAATCCGTTCCTTCAATAGTGTGATCTCAGACGCCAGATCGACGTCCGAGTAACTATCATAAATTTCTACCCAATCTGATTTCGCTCCCATACGGTTGACGGGTATTCGTCAACCTCGGCGAGCTACGCAGTGATGATGCGCTTGGCTTGCTGGCCGAATGGAGTGGCCGCCCGCTTGGGCTTTTTGGGCGCCGTAACCTCTTCGGTGATTGCGACCGAGGCATCGATGGCGCGTTGGCGTTGGTTGCGGCGCTCATTCGCGCGGTCTTGATCGGCTTGGCCGTCTTGCACCCATGAGTCGGGCGATCTGTATATCCTCTCCCTCTGCGCACCGTTGCCGTAGAAATCGTTGGCGCTGCGTTGGCGCGATGGCTCTGGGTTGGTTAATTCAATCGATACCGAGTTGGCATAATAGCGGGGGAGCCGACTTGTCCGCGCGCTTATGTTTTCGACGGCACCGCCTCGAACCTTGAACGTCGCGACACGACCCATCCCTTCGTGAAAGCTTTGTGTTACTTCCTCTACAACTCCGCAAAAGTGCTGGCCGTCCCTCCCGTGCCCATAGGAATAGGAGACATTGATCACTTGGCCTACTTCGCTCATGACATTGCGCCCCTCGGACTCGTCGCTGAAATGAACGTCGAACGTGCCAGTGTGATCCATCGATGGCGGCACCTCTGCCACTGGCGGAGTCCAATCGTCCCATACTTCAATCGGTGGATCGATATTGATCAGCTCGGCGATCTCCCGCCCCGCAGCGATGGGATAACCCGGCACTGGGCTTCCTTGAGCCGTAAGTGTAACGATGGTGCCTCGGCGCGCATGGTCTCGATCAAGTTGAACCGAACTAACCACGCCGCGAAACATACGTCGCGCCGCGATGTCATCGAAGGTGACTTCCTCTCCGCGGCGGTATTCCCATCGGCGCGCATGGGGGCGATCTTCATCAGTGTAGAACGCCGTGAACCTTGCGGTATGCGTGAACCCTTCATCATTGTTTGCCATGACTGAAATTCAACCGTGGCAAAATAAACTCTCAAGAGCCCGCCGTGAGCTATTTCAGCTAGGCGAAAAGGCGATCGATGAACTTCTGGAGCTGCTGGAAATCCAGTTGCATCTGCTCGCGGACTTCAACTGGCCATGTGTCGATCGCGCCGTGCTTATCTTCGGCGTCCTCTGTCCATCGAGTGAGCTTTAGCAGGGTAACGGAATGCGGCTCGGTGCCGCGCTCATCGTGGTTCTTTTTAATCAGAGCCTTCTCACGTTCGATGTCGGCATGAGTCGTCACTTGGCCGCGCTTGATAGAGACTTCCAACTCGCGGCTACTAAGGCCGCGAGCGGAAGCCGTGTTTATCCAGTCACGGCGATCATCCTCGGTCTTAACCTTTGCGGCTATGATCTTGTGGTGAGTGAAATCAAGGTCGTCGTTGCGCAGCGACAACGGAATGTTTTTTGCTACGCTGGCAATATCTCGGAGCGACTGATAGCTCATGCCCGTGAGCACGATCCAATCGTTATACTTACTGCCGTGCTCGTGCTCGGCGAAGTTGATCAAATCCCCGAGGCAGAATTGAGCACTTCGAGCCATGCGGCCGATCTTGCCAATGGCTGCTTTCAGCGCTTCGAAGTCCGGGCGGACTGAGTTATCAAAAATGACGCCAGTAGAAGTAAGTTCCATGCCGGTTGTCAGTGAATCGTGAGTGTTAGCTAGTTGCATGGTTGTGCTCATCGGTCAACTGGACAACTGGCTCAAGCTTCGGATCCTAGCCTTCCGATACGTCTCACACTGCGCCATTGAGCGCATGAACTGACTGGGTCGAATCTTGATCAACTTTGCCAGCTTCTTGCAGCGTTTCGATACTGCGGCGCGCTCGATCCCGTAGTTGCGAGCGATGGCCGCTTGGGACGGGGACTTCAGCCCTCCAAAGCCAGCCACGAGGCGAAAGCACTCCGCTTCGAGCCGCGCGTTGGGAGCCGCTAGAATGATGTCGAGGATTAGGCGTAATGCGTGCCAAGCTCGATCCTCTTCGATCGTCCTTTTGTCGAGCCCATTCGATTGCCCTTCGGGGGACTTTAAACACATGAGCCGACTAGGCTTCATCCCCAGCTCTTTAGGCAGCCGAGTGCAGACTCTCGAAATGGTGCCGATCGCTAAACCGTGCTTGCTTGCGATGGAGGCTTTAGTGATTCCATCGAACTTCCCGAAACCACTACAGACACGAAAGCACTCAGCCGCCAAGCGCGCATTCCGAGCCTTGATGATCATGCCGATCGCCTGGCGAATAACAGACCAAGCCAGCTCTCCCTCCTGCGACTTTGGCGCTTCCTGTTGGGCGATCGGTAACTCGTCGACTGGAGTGCCCGTATGGGTTTGATAGTCGTCGCCCTTCGCCGTGATGCCCTTCGAGTGGGCGTCTCGCTTCTCATCCAACGATAACCGATTCCAAGATGCGCGGGGGATGACGTGGAGCTTTTGAGCCTTGTATTTATCTAGGTCTCGCTTCGAGAGGCCAATGAGGAAGCGAGCCATTTCTAGGCCCGACTGTATATCCCTTTCTGCGTCTCGTTTATGCCCTCCCACGGGCATGAATTTTTACAGTCGGAATTTCGTGTCAAGGGGGAGGCGTGAGCGAATGTGACTATCCGAGATTCGGTGACTCAACGAGCCCCGCGATCATGGATAGAACGATAATCATACGGGTGGTGGATCCAAAGTGGTCGTCATGTCTCATCTGGTGCCAATTGATCGTCTGCACTCCGAACCGATCATGGTTCTCAACGCGGCGGTATGCGGTCACCTGAAGCTTGTAGTCGTGCAGTTCAAAGGCATCGACTCCGCGAGGGTTCTCCGCCGACTTCGCTTTCGGGATCAACCACTGAGCCGACAGGCCGCGCATAAGCAGCTCTTGGCGCTCAAGCATGATGCTCTTCTTGAATAGATAGAGCTTGATCGGGTTACTGGCTTGATAGCGGTTCGTGCCGTAGAAGGTCTCAAGGAAGCTGATCTGATACGGCATTCGAACGCCGTCGATATTGTAGGCGTCTCCCTTATCGCCCATCATCGCTTTCCAGTTGTAAGAGCCGTCGGCCATGAGTCCGCTTTCGACGATATACTCGGCAACCTCTTCTGGGGCGAAACGCGCATCGATGCCGAACTGCGACGGCGGCACATCGTATTGACTTTGTAGGCCGCGCAGCTCGGATGCTGTCCACGCTTTGCCCCACGCAACAAGACGACTGCCGCCGCCTGGGATCACGTCGCGAATCTCCCACATGAAATGTCGGCCGCCCTTGGCCTGCACGTCGGCGGTCATGAATCGCCGCGGCTTGGCATGTTCGCGCGGATCGGTCAGGTGCCGTCGCATGGCTGCCTCGAATGGTTCCCACGGCGCCCGCGGATCGTAGGCCACTTCGCGTTGATCGATAAAGCCGTCATCATGCTTGAACTTGAGTTTGTCCTCCCACGGCTGGCCGAGCGTCTCGTTAATGAAGTCCTTGTATGGCTCGTGCTCGCCGATCTCCAGCGCCGCGGTCGCCTTGATAAAGTCCTCAACCATTTCAGTCCACTTCGTCCACCACGGAAGAATAGCGTTCCAGCAATACGATGTGCGGTGCTTCGGGGCCTTATTGTTATGGATGACCCACTCTCCTTGACTCTGAAAGGCCTTGCGGTCGGTCGCGGTATCTTCCCATCGGTGATCGCACTCAGGGTTACGGCAGTCGTAGCGGATCGTGCGGAAGACCTCTTCGAAGTCCCACTCGCCAGACGGGCAAGTTGTCTCGTTACGATCCCAAGTGATTCCACCCTTGGTATCCTCGCGACCGAATTCCACCGGCT